ATGACATAAGCAATGCGTTTATCTGACTTGGCTGCAATTCGTATCTGGTCGGCAATGTAAGCAGCTGTAGAGGCTTGTCCATTGAAATCAGCATCGAGATCGAGAGCGCGGACAATCCCTGAATCAGGGTCAGGGTTATGATCGCTCTTTCTGGTTGAGTGCTTGGCATCTCCGATCGTGCCGTCACTTTTACGGTCTCTGTCAGGATAAGCATCGTCTGCCTGCTCTCTTAATTGAATAACCGATTTACTTAATCTAGGCTTAAATGCAGATGTCATAGTTCAATGTCTTCTTTTGGATGTTCATCATTTGTGCAAACCCAAAGACATGTTGATTCATCCAATAAGGCTTCATCATGGCAAGGCGTATTTGTAGCCAAAAATGCATCACGATCTTCATCATAAAAATAACCAACACCTGCAAAGTTTTTGCGTATTTTTGAATTGTAAGAAGTACGCACGCACTTTTGACCTCTAAAATTTGCATACCATTGCTCTGGGCTAAGTCCTTCAATAGTTTCAGTTTCGTCAATACCGACGATAACCTCAGTAACAATATTGTTTTCATCTAAAAATGCGTAATGTGCCATTATGCCCAACTCACGTTTCCTGTGCCAGCAGTAATTGTAGTAATACTGTTCAAACCTGATGTTGTCGTTGAACCTGTCAAACCTGCGCCAATAGTAATTGTTCCCGCCAAAGTTGGATATCTTAAAACAACAATTCCAGAACCGCCTGCGCTACCTGTTCTTGGACTCGCACCAGTAGTCGAACCTCCACCGCCACCGCCTGTATTTGCTACGCCAGGACTATTACCAGCGCCACCGCCGTCGGTTGCTGTGCCTGTTGTACTTCCACCGCCACCAGCTGCACCGCCACCGCCGTAACCAACTGACGAACCTGTGATTGAAATTGATCTACCTGCTCCACCGTTACCTGGTACGTTGCCAGTAGTAGTTGAACCGTCACCACCTACTGATCCAGCACCACCACCGCCTGCACCGTTGTAAATAGTAGAAAGATTTGTAAATCCTGCACCGCCTGCAAAACCCTGACCTGATGGCGAAGCCGCACCACCAGCGGTTGAACCTGAAACGCTATCGTGTGCTCCTGAGCCACCGCCAGAACCACCAGCTGCACCAAAACGATCTGATGCTCCTGCGAAACCATTTACCGCGCCACCACCGCCACCACCGGTCGATGTTATGGTTGAAAATATGGAATTGTTACCATTAACGCCAATGCTGCTAGGACTTGCATTTACACCACCTGCACCACCAGCACCGATTGTGACTGTGTAATTGGTTGCAGTTAAAAGCGTTAAAGCTGTTTCAAGTGACCCGGTGCCACCAGTAAAATCGACTGTTGAACGTAATCCACCAGCGCCACCGCCACCACCAAAGTTACCGCAACCACCGCCACCACCTGCAACAACAAGGTAATCAACAACGAGTGCAGGTTTACCTAATTGTGAAGATGCTAAAACTCCAGGAATGATCACTGCTCAAAGTCTCCCACAATGGTAAACGTGTTGCTTGCGGTGCAAATAATTGTGCAAGCCGAATAACGCTCACGCAATTTTGGCGCACTTGATGTCACACCGCTTGACGTAATTGTTACGCCTGCACCTTGTGCAAATGAAACTTGACCTGTGCCAATTTGCTGAACATTGATTGTGTTACCTGCAACGAAAACTGAAGGTGGAACGGTAATTGTTACCGCTGAAGAATTGTTTGCCGTGACCCATTTAGCAACATCAGCTGCAACCAGGGTATAGGTCGTATTCGTTTGGGCGTTAAACGCCAATTTTGTCGTATATTGCGCGATCGTAGAATCTACTGCGTTGCCGAAAACCTCAAAATCTGCTGGTAAATCCTTTACCAAATCAGTCGGTGTCGGCATTATAAAACCGAAGTTCGTGGTTGGGTTTGGCATAGGTTCTCCTTAGTTAGGCTACTATTGTAGCGTTATTCCAGTCCAAAGTAGGACTTATCGTGTTCCAGCTTTCAATAATTGGCACCGAATTCCACCTGAAAGCTTGAAGGCTAAAGGCCACAGGGGAAACGATGATTGTCAGATCTAAAGCATTAAATCGGCTAGTCCAAGTCCAACCTTCTACAAAGCCCTGGTATCGACCGCTAGCAATATTGAGTGGCAAATCTTCGATATCAAGAGGTAAGCCCATAAAGATTTCAAGAGCTTGATCTCGTGATGCATCTGGAATATTTGGGTTAGTGAGAGGGAAGGTAATTGACTTGAACTGATCTTGAGGATATGCCCTGATATCTAAGTAAAATTGGGCTTGAGATTCTGCATCTGCTTTATTTTCGATACTGGTTAAAATATTCTCAGCCTGATATCCATAAGTGCTAATTGAGGCTGCATCCGATGCTGTTTCTTGGGCATCGTTTTTATAGGTAATAGTAACTTCATTACGTAAATCACCCAAGCGCCTTGAAGTAGCAATTCCCGCTGCATAAGCCCACCCAGCATCTACATAAGCATAACCATTATCAGATAAGTATTGACTGCGATGTGTTGAGTCCGCATAGCCGATGCGACCAGAAGAATCCTCATAAATATAACCAAGCCCTGATTTAGCAAGAGAAGCAACCAAAGTATAAATATCTGTAGTTTCTGCCGAACGGGCTGTCAGTTCATAATCGCCAGGACGATCGATCTCACCTAAGCCAGCATTTTGAGCATTAGCCCATGTTGTCGTTGCAGTATAATTAACCCATTCAAGAGCTGTTGGCACTTCATCCCAACTATCAAAAAGAACGCCTGACAGAACCTCATAAATTTGATCGCCGTCAAAGTCTTTAGACAATACACCTTGAGTCAATATCTTAGGCAGTTTAGATAATGCGCCTAGAGCCGTAATTGTAATCGCTTGAGTAATTACTGGTTCACCGGTCTGAACGGTAACATCGATGTCTGTAATGTCTCCACCAAATAAAGGTACATAAACGCCAGATGAGTTTTTAACCTTAATTACAACTGCATCATTTACGTCAAAAGTATTAGCAGACTGGTTAAGGTTAAGAATAGTAAAACGACAATAACCTGCAACGGGCTGGGAGTATATGTCAGAGCGACCCGAGGTAATTGTTAAATTTGCAATAACTAAGTTAGTGACATCACCGACGCCATTGACTTCTATTGCCCAATCTGGAGTCCAGGCTGTCATACTATTACTAACGCTCCTGCACCAAGAGATCCACGATATGAGGATTGATTAAGTACCTGGACAATTTGACGAGCTGCTGATTCTGAGTCGATAGCCCCATTAACTGTAATGTTATTTGTAACCGTTGGCTGACCAGGAACAAAGCCTTTTGTGCCAGGAATAGCTGCAGGTACAACGAAATCATTTGAAGAAGTGTCTGAATTGTTAAAGCTTATATTTGATGAGCCAGAACCGCCAAAGCCTAAGAATCCAGCTACTCTCTGACCCCATGAAAACAGGGTTTGAAACGCGCTAATAAGTCTACCAACTGCTGAGACGGTAGTTGCAATAACTGTTCCGATCACTTCAAAAGCAACCTTAAACGCGCCTCCAAGAAACGGAGCTAAGATGTTTTTAGTAAATGACCATAAAGCCCTAAATTCTTGCTCGTTAGCCTTAACGGCATCTCTAACCTTATTAAAGACAGATTGAAGGCCATTAAGGATTGGAACTAAAATAGTTTTTGCAACATCGATAATTTGAGTAAAAGCATCTTTTAATCCATTGCCACCTGTAAACCCATCGATGAAAGCTTGAACGGCTGGAACGATATATGTAACAATATTCTCAACCAATGGAGTAACGGCATCAAGAATAAAAGATCCAACTGTTTCTTTTGCTTCGTTAAACGCAACCGATAAGCGAGCCATCTTTCCTTGAAAGGTATCCGCTTGACGTGATGCCTGACCTTCAAAGGTTGTAGCTAGTTTGGCTGTTACCTGCTCAAATGTCATGGTAGCAAGTTCAGCCCTAGTAATACCTACCCCAAGCCGTGAAAGACCCGCTAGGTTGCCTTCCTGAGCCTTTGAAAGGGCTTCTGTTACTGCCTGTAGGCTTTTACCTGTACCCGCTGCAATATTGATTGCAATAGACTGCAACTGCTGAGCTCTTGTAACATCTCCAGTAGCACGAGTCAATCGATCTAGCGACGGACGAAGTTCATCATCTGTAACACCAAATAATAAAGACTGCTTAAGAATATAATCTTCTGTGGCTTTAATTTGGTCATCTGTGGCACCAGTCACATTTTTTAATGTAGTTGCTAATTTAGCCTGGGCTGCTTCATCTTCGATAGCCGCTTTAACGCCATCGATTGCTAACTTTCCTGCATAAGCTGCTGCTGCTACACCTGCTGCTAAAAAGGCTGCGCCTGCAACCTTACCAAACTTAGTAACCTTGTCACCAAAGCCAGTTACTTCATTATCGGCCTTGTTAATGTTTTTCGTGAAGTTATCGATATCTGCAAGGAGTTTAAGGGTTAAGGCTCTACTGGTACCTGCCATTATGTCCACTCCTTCAAAATCTTATCAAACGACTTAGTCCACTCAGCTACAATGTAAGGCTGGATTCTGCGAAGGGTTGGATAAATAAAGTAACCTTTAGATCCACGACCTTGACGACCTGACCAAACTGGAAATTGCTTAAACTTGTTAGATCCAAATTCAGAACCACCCCAAAGGTCTTTCGTAGTCGCACCACCCGAAAACTTTTGAGCTGCAAATCCGTAAGTAATTTCACCAATACGGCTTGACTTTTTAACTTTAGAACCATCTGCGATGCGACTAGCAACTGCTCGGGACCGTAATCCCGATGCAGCGCCAATCACTTCTTTACGAGCATATTCAGCCAGAGCCCCGGACTGGCGTTTGGCTTCGTCTACTGCCTGCTCGTCCATATTTTTTAACGCCTTAAAGACTGCACGAAGTTCGGTCTTATCGAAAGCCGTTTGTTCAGCCACGATTGTTCCTCTCCTCTAAAATCTCTATTGCGGTTAAAATATCTTCTGCTGTTTGCCATTCTGACATAGGGATCTGTGTCGCTATTGCCAGATCAACTAAGAGTCGGCTTACGCTTCCTCTTGGATGGCTTTTGGGTCATCGCTTCCCACCTCGACATCTGCCACCGTCTCCATCCAAATCTCTAGTGACTTTACGGGCTTACCGCCTGCCTCTCGCTTCATTGCTGAATGAGCTACAAACAAAATATCCCACATGCCACCAAAATTAGAAATGACCTTTTTAGTGGCCATTTCCCACTTGGCATAATCTGGTGGTCTGACTTGATAAGTATCTTCAGACCCATCGTTATATTTAATTGTTATTTGCTGTTGCATTGTTTGCTCCCGTTTCTATTTTTTAGCTAAATGTTTCGACTACTGATCCTTGTGATACCTTGAATGTAAAGTCTACAGTCTGAGCATCTGTTCCAGCGCCTCCTGCTGTTGGAAACTCTGGCTTAATTGGAAACACAAATTGTGCACCTGTAGCTGCTGTCAAAGTTACGCTGATATCTGTATCTGGCGCTGACTCTGCTGCTGTCCATAGAGCTTCGCAAACTGAGTTTGCCTTGCCCCAGTCAGCCAACATTGATAGAGCAAACTCACCCTCAACATTTACGGTTTTGTAAGCTTCGCCATCGAGAGTCTGATATGTCTCGCGAACATTTGTTTTTGTTAGAACTGCGCTTGTTGCTTGTGCTTCGATATCTGTTCCACCTGTGAAAGATAGAGAAATATCGCGCCCTGTAATTACCACGGTTGCCATATTATTTTCCTTTAGTTTGTTTGTGTGTAGTAGGTGGAAACTCTGATATCGGAGACCAACACATTGGAAGGGCCGACCTGAGTTACCGTTGGTTTTTCAACTGCTCCGATTGTGTACCCTGCTGGGATTACTTTCAGAACACTTATAACTAGCTGCTCGAGGTTATCGAGCGATGCAGGGTTGCTGTTGTAGGCAACCGCTACAGATATTGTTAAATTGATCTTCATGTGAAGCGTTGATTTATTGATTGTCTCTAATTCAATATACGGTGAATCTGGAACTGTCACCACAAAAGGAACCATAGGAGCTTCTGGCACATAGGCATAGACATTGCCTGCAACGCTCGCAAAGGCTGTTGCTAAAGGTTGTCTAACTGTGTCTAAAATCGTGTTAGGCATTACTGCACCATAGAATCGGTGTCAATAAACGGGCCTAAAAGCCCCGACACCCTATTAAAAAGACTGCGCCCTAAACGATATGGGCTCACGCTTGTAAAGTCTACGCCTTCAATCTGTCCACCAGGAGCGATGCGTGATTGGAATACTTCTACTGATACTGCTAGGACTGCTGACTCTACGGCTGCGTTTCCAACATAAGTAGAAGCGCCTGAAAGAGTTGCCAAGCCTGAAGGTATTACTTTTCTTTCGGTGATATCTGCGTTTGTAATTGCAACGGTGAAATAACCGTTAAATTCTCTGTAAGC